AATACACCGGCAAAAGCAAGCGCGACATTATAGCCGCCTGCGGGCAGGCTGCCGACCATTGTTTTCGGTGGAATAGCAGTCAATGGAGTTTGCCGACCCGCAAAACCTATCTGGATATAACTGCCACCTACCAGCTGACAAACTGGGGGGGCTATAAAAGTTATGACGAACTTGCCGCAATGCAAGACGAACTTACAGCTGAATGCAACCAGCAGATTCAAGACGTCGAGGCGCACCGCTATGTGCATAACCTTGACCCTGCGCATTGCAATGTGTGGCAAAGCACCGAGCCGACGACCGGGCATAGCATACACAGCTGTCAAAAACCTGTTGACTTGCTGGAACGCATCATTCGCACCCACACCAACCCCGGCGATACCGTCTGCGACTTTTTCGCGGGAAGCGGCAGCACCGGGGTGGCGGCAGTACATACTGGGCGGCGCTATATCCTGATAGAGCGCGAGGCGCGCTACCAGCAGCCCGGCGCGGCGTGGATAGCCGCCGAAAAGAACAAAGAGAAGCCGTAAAGCCCGCAACGCACACAGCGCTGCGGGCTTCGGACAAGCGGTCGAAGATGACCGCTTGCCGGGCTTGTATGGGGTAATAAAATCAGAACGATTTCCAACACGCCGGGGAAAGGGGTGCAGGGGAAAACGAGGGCGCGGGCAGATCACTGACCCATAACCGCCAACGAGACCCGCGCCCGGTGTTGTTCCCTGCGAGCGCAGCCCCATCACTCACTGACTAAAATACAAAATTTTACAGCGAGGGAATTATGCCAAGACGATACCAAAGGGAACGCCGCTACATCTGCGGGCAGAGCCGCGCGGCTGCACAGTACCAAGAGGTCGAAATATACCCGATCTGCGAGGGCGCACAGGAAAGCCGCGAACTTGACCGGGAAAACGGAAAGCCACCGCAATTTCGCGGAACACCAAAAGCGCAGGCAAACCACAACGCCAAGGTTGCCCGCCGCTGGTTCTGCCGCTTGCTGGTTACAAATTTCGACGGTCACGACCTGCACATCACACTGACATATGCCCCGGACAAGCGCCCGGAAGATGAGACACAGGCGTGGCGGGATTTCAAAAATTTTCTGTGCCACCTGCGCACCGCCTGCAAGCGGCAAGGTCTGCCGCCGCCTGAATGCCTCGCAGTGCTGGAATGGCAGGAGGCTGACCCGGAAACCGGGCAAAAGGCGGTCGCCCCGCATTTCCACGTTGTGTTGAAATGCGGGCTTGACCGCGACACCGTGGAACGTGCGTGGCACAGAAAAGGCGGACGTCTGGGCAGAGCAAACGCCGACCGCCTACAATTCGACGGCGGCAGCCTCGAAGCCCTCGCCAACTACTTGATGAAATACCCAAAGCGAAAGCACCGATATTTCCGCAGCCGGGGAATAAAAAATCCTGTCATGCCGACCCCGCGCGACGGAAAATATACGCGGTCGCAAGTTGCCCGCATTGCCACCGACAGCGGGCGGCTGAACGACCGGGAATACTGGGCGCGGAAATATCCGGGGTGGGAGCTGACCGAGGCGACCGCCACATATAACGATTTTCTGGGCTGGTCTATCAGTCTAAAGATGCAGCGAAAGCGAGGGCAAGCCTATGGGCGTGGACATAAAAAGCCTAGGGGCAGCGGCACAAGCTCAGGTTAAAGCAGAGCTAGAGCGCCGCGCCCGCCTACGGCAGACGGCGGACACCGTTGCCGCCGCCCGCGCAAGCCCGCTGTTGCCGGGCGCGGACAGTAAGCTGGAGCAGGACTATTATGCCGCCTATATCTACCCGGACATACTGGCGGGCAAGGTTGCAAGCTGTGAACTGCACAAGAGGTTCGAGCTGTTCCCGGCTGCTGATTTCTGCGGGCTGCATCTGCCGCCCGCGCACTATACCCCTGATTTTTTCATCACCTACGCAAACGGCGCGGTCAAGGTCGTGGAGGTCAAGGCGGCGAAAATTCGCAAGCTGCAACGAGACTACATCTACCGCCGCCGCCTGTTCATTGAGCTATACGCCCGCCCGCGCGGGTGGGCGTTTGCAGAATACATACCAGATACGGAAAGGAAATGCAATGAAAACTTTAGCCGAAACCCTCGCAATGATCGAGGAACAACAGAAAGCCCTAACCCCTGACGCCGCGCCGTGGTGCGTCGGCGAACAGCTGAAAGACATCATCAAGGAAACGCCAGAGCTTGCGCCCATCGTCGGAGACGATCTCGACAAAAAGGGCTTTACCCTGACAGACTGCGAAAAGAAAATCGCGGATTTTGCCAAGAAACACGCAAAAAACGGCGTCGGCTTTTGCGGTCCCGCACAGGCGGACAAAATTATCCGCGAGTTTTACGGCTTGACGAATGTCACACCAACCCCGGCGGAACAGCCGCAGCGCCGCAGGATCATCAACCTTGCCGATTTCATGGACTGAGGGGGCAGCACAATGGAGATTATCGACTTGTTACCGGGCGCGCCGGAAATGAGCGCCGCGCAGGTGTGGAAATGGCTGAAAGCCACCGGCAACGCCGGGCAAGAAGTTATCCGCTACACAACCGAGCGAATGCGGCATCCCCTGACCGGGGCGTCGGAGTGGTTCGCGAAATGCGACTGCACCGCCTGCGGCGCTGTGTGGCATGAACAGCTTGCCGCTGGCGGCGAGGGCGGAAAGTACAAGTATTTTCTGACCGACGACGGCGAGAAGCGCAACGGCATGGGCATGACCTGCCCCACCTGCGGAACGTACGCGGTTATAGCCCACCGCCGCAGGCTGGACGACTACCCCATCATCTACAAGAAATACTTGTGGGAAATCCGCAAGGCTGGCGGCTGCGTTATGTTCATCAACTGGCTGGCGGCGCGGGAAATCGGCTACGACTACGACAGCCTCGAAATGTGCAAGCGCAACGCCTATGTACTCGACCCGGACGGGCGGTGGCATCGCTTCACGGCTATGGAGCGCGGCGGCTGGTCGCCTATGTGCCGAATGGAGTATATAGACACGTGGCACGAAACGGAACGCTTCGAGGTTGTGGACGGCAATTTCGCGTATTTGCTGCCCCACGCGCCGGACGTCTACGAGGGCACACCGCTGGAAAACGCTAAGCTGGAAAAGCTCGAAGGGCTGCGCGGGCGGAGAAACACCGCCGATCTGCTGCAATATGCCAGAATTTATCTACGCCACCCGGTTATTGAGAATATAGCAAATACTGCCCCAAAGCTGTGCGCCGGTCTGCTGGAAAGCACACAAAGAAAAGACGGAAGCCCGTCCACGGCCGGGCTGGATTGGCTGGACTGGACGGCGAAAAAGCCGCACGAAATTCTGCGCATGAGCAAGCCGGAATATACCGCAGCGGCGAAGATAACGGATCCGTACGAAATTGCAAAACTGGTAAGCCGTCAACACGCTGTTGCCATCTGCCTGAAATATGCAGCGCCGCGCAGCTATGCGGACGTTCTGGGTTATGATGGTACATATTGGGCAGAAAACAACGCGAAGCTGTGGCTGTTGCAGAAATATGGCATTGTGCGCACATGGAATTATATCAAAAAGCAAGGCAGCTCGCGCCTGTGTCTTGATTACTGGACGGACGCGGTAAGCGCCGGGTTTAACCTCGACGACGATGCGGTAGTATTTCCCCGCGACGTCAAGGCGGCGCAGGCACGAGCCACCGCCGCCATTAAGTACGAGACAAAGAAAGAACTGCGGGAAAAATTCAAAAAAATGGCAGAAAAAATCTCTTGTTTGCGATACGAAAAGAACGGCTTGCTGATTATCCCGGCTGAGAACGAAAACCAGCTTATTGCCGAGGGAAAATTTCTGCATCACTGTGTCGGCGGCTATGGCAAGGAACATTGCGGCGGCAACTGTATATTTTTCATTCGCCGCGCCGATGCGCCGGACGTGCCGTTCTACACCTTGCAACTTGACACCCACACCGGCAAGGTTATCCAAAACCGGGGCGAGAAAAACTGCGCCAGAACCGCAGCGGTACAGGCATTTGAAAACGCCTGGCTGCGGGAAGTTGTGAAGCCGTGGATTTTGAGCAAGCAGAAAGCAATGAATAATTTCGCCGCGCCTGCGGCATAACGGAGGGCTGAACCATGAACGAAAACCAGATGACACTTTTCGAGAATACCACACCCGCACAGGCGGACGCGCTGGCGCTGCACTATGAAATTATGACCGCCGCCCGCGCTGCGGCGGACAGTCTGCTGAATTTGGGGCGCAAGCTCAAACAGATGCGCGACACCGGGCATTACAAGGATCTGGGCTTCGACACGTTTGCCGCCTACACAGAAACGGCGGTCGGTATCCGGCAGCGGCAAGCCTATAATTATATCAGCGTCGTGGAAAAGCTGCCCGCCCAGCTGATTGAAGAAAACGCCGCCGCTGGCGTCACAAAGCTGGCGCTGCTTGCGAAACTGGGCCCGGACGACCGGGAAGAAGTTGCCGCCGATGGGCTGGCAAATATCACGGTCGCCGAATTGCAGAAGATCATTGACGAACGCAACAACATGGCGGAGCAGCTGGCAATGTTTGAAACTTCCCCGGCGGATACCGTCGAAGCCGACGCCCACGAAGTTGACATGGAACAGCTGCGGGCTGAGATTGCGGCAGAGCTGGAAGCCAAACACGCCGCCGCGCTCGAAGCAGCAAAGGCAGACGCCCAGCGCGCGGCGGAAAAGGCTGCCGCCGATAAAATCGCCAAAGCCAAGGCGGACGCCAAAGCCAAGGCGGAACGGCAAATCGCTAACGCCCGCAAGGAAGCTGCCGACGCTGCCGCCGCTGAACAGGCAGAGAAAGACCGGGCAGAGCTTGCCGCCGCCCAGCAGCGGGCAACAGAAGCCACCCAGCGGGCAGCAGAAACCGCCAAGCAGTTGAAACTTCAAGCAGACGATACCGGCATCAAGTTCGGCTTGCTGTTTCAGGATATGCAGGACAAGGCGTACAGTCTGGCAGACCTCGCCGGAAAGTTGGCTGAAGCCGGGCGGGTTGCAGAGGCAGACAAATACCGCCAAGCCCTGCACAATGCGCTGCTGTTGCTGGCGGAAGAGGTGCTGAAATGATGGGTGTAGTTTCGGAGTGCTGGCTGGCGTTCAGCGTGATGGTGCGCACAGTCCTGTTTCTGGGCGCTGGGCTGGCGGGCATTTTGCTGGCGGGCATCGTAGTTCTGGCGGTGCTTGCGATCCTCGCGGCAGCGGCGGGGGCGCTGTTCGACTTTACCACCGACAGGCTGGCGCGCCGCTGGAATAAGACAGGACGCCGTCCGAAAGGGCGCTGGGCTGCGATACTGGAAAGGGGCTGGCATGACAAACACGGAGAGAAATAGCCGCCGCGCGGAAGCGGACGAAAAAAAGCGGGCGCTGTCCGTATACCTCGAAGCGCTGAAAGAATTGCATTATTGGAACGGTAAACTTGTAGACCTGCGCGCCAACGGCGTAAAGATCACCGCCAACCTGTCGGGAATGCCGACAAGTGGTGGCGGCACTACCAGCAAAACCGCGCTGTTTGTCGAGCAGCTGGACGCGGCAGAGCGAAAGGAAGCCGCAGCCCTGGCGGTGGCGCGGACGCGGTACGCGGAAGTGTCTGCGCTGATCGAAACCGTGCAGGAAGCAGACCAGCGGAACGTCCTGCGCTGCCGGTATATTGACGGTTTGACATGGGAGCAAGCGGCGGAACGGCTGGGCTTTTCCCGACAGTGGACGACGCTAAAGCACGGCGAAGCACTCAGGGCTTTGCAGCTACCGCCGAAAAATTAGAAACTTTTAGTCATTACTTGCTTTTTGTTTACAATCTACCTGTGGTATAGTGTAAGCACGAAATGGTCGAGCAAACGCCCGACCATTTACTTTTTGCGGGGGTGGGCGAAGATGTACAACCCTGACGCATATCCGGCGAACTGGGTTTTGCAGTTGATTGCAACCGACAACCTACACGCATTTTACAAGTCGCCAGAGTGGCGACGCACCCGGCGGGCGGTCATGAAACACCAGCGCCGCAGGTGTTGGGATTGCGCCCACAAAAGCCCGGCGGTCATGACGTGCGGCAACACTGTCCACCATGTCAACGAACTGCGGCAGCGCCCAGACCTCGCCCTGTCAGAGTATGACGAGCTAGGGCGGGTCAATCTGGTTGTGTTGTGTCCGTCCTGCCATTGGGAGAGACACCACAAGCGCCGCGTGGAGGTAGCGCCGGAACGCTGGTGACAGCATACCCCCCACCCCATGAAATCAAATTTCCCTGCCCCCGGCGGGACCGACAGGGATACCTGACAGAGTAGCAGCTCGCGCATGTGAGCAAAAAAGTGTAAAAACTATATAAGTACCCGCACCCGCGCGCGGGCATAGGGCTTGCAGAAAATCGCCAAAATCGGCAGAAAGGAGCGCAGAAAATGACAGCTTCGGACGTCCGCGCCAGTTTGCAGCGGCAGTTGCAGGAACGTGGCGCAGAAACGCCGCACTTCCTCGCGCTGATTGATGACTATATGTTTTATTATCAGCAGGAAAAGAAGATGCAGGCGGCAGTTAAAAAGGGGCTGACAGTTAAAGCCAAAAGCGCAGCGGGCAAAGAGTACGACAAGGAAAACCCCGCGATCAAGGCGGCGGCGCTGTACAGCAAGCAAAAGCTGGCGATTCTGCGCGAGTTGGGGCTGACCACCGACACCGTGCCGCCGGTCGATGAAAGCGGCGGCAACCTGTGACACAAATACCCCGCCGCATTGCTGATTATCTGGATTTGGTGGAATCTGGCACAGTCCCCATGTGCCGCGACCAGCTGCTGCTTGCCGATTACATTCGGCGCGTGTTTCAAACCGAAAACGTCCACGTCGATGAAGATCAACTAGAGCGTTACCTGTCCAACCAGAAATATTTCCCTTACAGGCTGCTGCCGTGGGAGGTTTTCTGCTTTGCCTTGCACAACTGCACATATACCGACACCGGGGCGCTGCGCTTCCCGGTGCTTTTCATCATGGTGGGGCGCGGCGCGGGCAAAAACGGCTATCTTGCTTTCGAGGATTTCTGCCTTGTTACCCCCGTAAATGGAATAAAGCACTACAACATTGATATGTTCGCCACGTCGGAAAGTCAGGCAAAAGCCACGTTTGACGACATTTTCGAGTTGCTGGAATCAAACGAAAGATTCTTTCGGAAATATTTCCGATGGACGCAGGAAGAAATTGTAAATCTAGCGACAAAATCAAAGATCAAGTATCACACAAAAGCCCCCGAAACAAAGGACGGCGGCAGACCCGGCAAAGTTGATTTTGACGAAGTCCACGCCTACCAGAACAACAAATTGATAACTGTGGCGGTCACAGGTCTGGGCAAGCGCCCGCACCCCCGCCGCACGTTTATAACGACGGACGGCGACGTCCGAGACGGCCCCCTTGACCGCTACATGGAAAAAGCGGCGCGGGTGCTGAATGGCAGCGAGCCGGACAACGGCTGGCTGTATTTTATTTGTCGTTTGGACGACGACAGCGAGATCATGCACCCCGCAACATGGGCAAAGGCAAACCCATCGTTGAACGACCCCACCCGCAAAGAGTTGTTGCAGGAAATTGAACTGGAATTTGCAGAGTATAGGGACGACCCGGCGGGCAATCAAGCGTTTGCCACCAAGCGCATGAACCGACACCAAGGCAACGCCGAAATTGAGGTAACGAGCTGGGAAAACATCAAGGCAGCAAGCCGACCGTTCCCGGCAGACGTTGACCTGACCGGGCGCGCCGCCGTCTGGGGCATCGACTACGCAAGCACGCAGGATTTTGTCGCCGCTGGCATCTTGATACAGGTTGACGGCTGCTATTACTGGATTACGCACACATGGGTGTGCAAGCAGTCCAAAACCCTGAGCCGCATAAATTTCCCGCTGGCGGAAGCGGAAGCGCGAGGGGAGCTTACGATGGTAGACGCCCCGGAAATTGACCCGGACACGCCGGTGGAGTGGGTGGCAGAGCAATGGCAAAAATACAGCTTGATTTATGGCGGCATCGACCATTTTCGCTATACGCTGCTTTCGCGGTCGCTGCGTGAAGCCGGCTTCGACACTGACCGCAAAACCGGCAACCTAAAATTAGTTTACACGCCGGAACAGTCCAAAGTTGCCCCGGTAATAACAAGCGCGTTTATCAATCAGAAAATCGTCTGGGGCGACAATATGCTTATGAGATGGTACACAAACAACGCTTGCCGCGTCATCGACAAGCGCGGAAATATTACGTTTGGGAAAATTGAGCCGAAAAGCCGAAAAACAGACGGTTTCATGGCGCTGGTCATGGCGTTTGTAGCGGCTGACTGCAAGCAGGCGGAACTTGATGCGGCTAACGCCCCGGCGGGCGGGCTGCCGGACGTCTATATTTACTGATAGAAAGGGGGTGAAAATATGCGATTTAGGGATTTTCTCGACGATTTTCTCGACCTTGCCCCCCGCGACGAAAACGGAAATATACAGCTTTCCAGCAAGGCGGGCGTGACAATAGCCGCGCCGAACACGCTGGACGTGGAAGAACTTGCGATTTTTTCCGTTATCGACCTCATAGCGTCAGCGGCGAGCCTGTGCGAGTTCCGCACCTACCAGAACGACACGCGCACCCGCGCAAAGGACTGGTATGCGTGGAACGTCGAGCCGAACCAGAACCAGAACGGCACAGAGTTCAAGCGCCTGCTGTTTGCCCGCCTACTGCGGTACAACGAAGCGCTGGTTTTCCAGCGCCGCGACGGATCCCTGTATCTGGCGGACACGTTCGCGCGGAACGCCTACGCTTTCCGCCCCTGTACATACACCGGCGTAAGCACCAACGGGCTGACGCTTAGTTATACGCTGCTTGAAGATCAGGTGTATTATTTCCGGCTGGCAAATCAGGACGCCGCCGCCTTGCTGGGCAGGCTGCGCGGGCTATACAGCAAGGCGATGGCAGAAGCGTTCGGCAAATATCAGAAATCTGGCGGGCGCAGCGGTATCCTGCACATCAGCGGCACGGCGCGCGGCACAAAGACGTTTGAAGCGGACATCGACACATTGATGAACGACCGTTTCAAAAAGTTTTTTGAAAGCAAAAACGCGGTGCTACCACTGTTTGACGGCTATACCTACACCCCGCAAGATGGCCCGGCGGTACAAAAAGGCGCGTCGGAGGTGTCAGACCTTGACAGCTTGATGAAACAGGCACAAGACCGCGCCTGCAACGCCTACCACGTGCCGCCCAGTCTGCTGCGCGGCGACGTCACGAACATGGACGAAGCCGTTAAAAGCCTTTTGACGTTCGGGCTGAAACCCCCGGTCGAGGTTGTGCAGACTGAAATCAACCGCAAAGCCTACGGCGCGGCTATGCTGCAAGGCTGGCGGCTGAATATCGACACCACGCACGTTCGCGCCGTTGATGTGTTCGACATTGCGGAAAAGGCGGACAAGCTGCGGCAGGATGGTATCTACAACGTCAACGAGCTGCGCGAAAAAGTCGGCGACGACCGTATCCCGCAGCCGTGGGCGGATGAATACAGCATCACGAAAAACATGGAATCGGTCAACGCGACCGACCCCGCCACCTGAAAGGAGGTGAAAAACTATGTTGAAAATGAACGTAACCCACAAGGTTGAAATGCTCGAAACCGGCAAGGTCGTGGAATTTATGATCCGCGACGAAATCCGCCCGGACGGTGTGAAGTTTGACTGGTCATCGTGGAAAGAGGTTGACGACCCCAGCGACACCAGTCAGCGCTATTTTAACGAGAATCTGGCTGGTTTGACTGCCGCCGACACCGTGCGGCTGTATATCAACAGTTTGGGCGGTAGCGTCAAGGAAGCGCTGGGAATTTACAGCGCCCTGCGCCGCTGCCCGGCAAAGGTTGAGGCATACATCGACGGTTATGCCGCTTCCGCTGCGTCTATCCTTGCCATGGCCGCCGACAAAGTTATTATGCCGCGCAACACCTGCATGATGATACACAACGCGGCGTGGGCGACCTACGGCAACCCCACGGAGCTGCGAAAGTCTGCCGACGACCTCGAAATCATCAACACGGCGGCAATCAGCAGTTACACAGCCCGCGCGGGCGATAAGCTGCCGGAAAGCGAGCTGCGGCAGATGCTTGACGCGGAAACGTGGCTGAGCGCTGACGACTGCATCAAGTACGGACTGGCGGACGAATACGGCGACACCGACGCGGACACCGCGCAGATGGCGCAGACCTACGCCGCCGCCGCGTCCGCCGCTGGCGAGACCGTGAGAGCCTACGGCAAGCCCCCGGAATATCTTGCGGCGGCTTGCCTTGCGGCAGCCGCACAGAGCGCCGCAGGCGGCTTGCAGGTAACGCCAACACCGCCGCCCGCACCGAAAGCGGCACAGACCCCCGCACCGACCGAAACACCCAAAAGCAGCATTTTCAAGCTGCTGGAAACCATGACAAAGGAGTAAAAAATCATGAGCATGAGCAAAGATTTGATTGCCAACGCCAAGAAGCAGAACGCCGCCGCCCTCGCTGCGGCGTTCAAATCCGGCGACGAAGAGCAGATGACCGCTGCCCTCGCTACGTTCTGCGACGATGTGCAGGACGCTGTGCTGCAGAATGCCGCCGAGGTTGCCGAGCAGCGCAACGCCGACAACGCTATTATGGCGGCGCGCGGCGTCCACGTCCTGACCAGTGCCGAAATGAGCTATTACAACGCCCTGAGCGACGCGCTGCGGTCTGAGAATCCCCGCGCCGCCGTTACCAACCTCGACGTTGCGATGCCCCAGACCGTTATCGACGGCGTTATCGGCACCATCAAGACCGAACACCCCCTGCTCGACCGCCTGAACTTCACAAACACCAGCTACCTGACCCGCATCATCACCGCCACTTCCACCGCAGGGCTGGCACAGTGGGGCAAGCTGTCCGCACAGGTCACGCAGGAGGTCAACGGCGCGCTGAAAGAAATCAACCTGACGCTGTGCAAGCTGACTGCTTTCATGTGCATTTCCACCGACCTGCTGGATCTCGGCCCGCAGTGGCTCGACCAGTATATCCGCGAGATTCTGGCGGAGGCGCTGGCAATGGCGCTTGAAACCGCCGTTGTCAACGGTGACGGCAAAGACAAGCCTATCGGCATGATTCGTGACGTGTCCGCGTCCGCCAACGTGCAGGACGGCAAGTACCCGGAACAGACCCCCACCGAGTTGACCGAGCTGACCCCCAAGGCGATGGGCGCAATCGTCAAGCTGATTGCCCGCGACCCCAAGGACAACACCGGCGCGACCGCCCGCCCGGTCGATGACCTGATCTTCGTCGTCAACCCCTTCGACTATTGGGGTACTATCATGCCCGCCACCAGTTACCAGCGCCCCGACGGAACGTGGGTGCATGACGTTCTGCCCATTCCCGCCGACCTGTTCCAGAGCGCAGCGCTCGCGCAGGGCAAGGCTGTTCTGGGTATGCCGAAGCAGTATTTCGTCGGTCTGGGCGTTACGTCCAAGGACGGCGTTATCACGCAGGACGACAGCGTCCACTTCTTCGAGGACGAGCGCGCCTACAAAATCAAGTTGCAGGGCAACGCCCGCCCGGTAGATGAGTACGCTTTCGTGTACATCGACATTTCCAAACTTGACCCGGAGACCGCGACCCCTGTCAAGGTCAAGGGCACTGTTACCACTAAGGCGAGCGCCTAACCGGGAGGGCTGACACATGGCTAACACGACGGCAAGCACCGAGACCGTCAGCGCGGAGCTGTACGCTGCGGCGCTAAACCGCATGAACATAACGTGGGAGCCTAGCGAAAAAGACGCCGCCGAAATTAAAGCCGCAATCATTGAGGCGCGAGACTACCTGCGAGACCACGCTGGAAGCCCCGCGCTTTCTTTTGATACCGGCACATATCGCACCTTGCTTCTGACCTGTACCGAGTATGTCAGAAGCAAGAAACTTGCGGATTTTCGCGCGGACTACCTCGAAGAGCTTAACACGTTGCGATTGCGGGAGGCGTTCGGCTGTGGCAAAGGCGAGAGTTGAGTTTCAGACATTCCTTGACGGCTTGTGCAGTATCTACCGGCTGGACAAAAACCGCCGCCCCACGCTGCTGCTGGGCAACGTCCGTTTTCAGCGCCGCGTTGTCGGCGCAAAACGCCATTGGACGGCTGAACAAGCCGGGCACAATATCGAGATGGTGATACGTCTGCCGCGTGCGGATTTTATCACCGGGGGCGCATTTGTCGTTATCGGCGGCAAGCAGTACGTTGTCACACAGGTGCAGATCATCCCCGACACCCTGCCGCAATGCACCGACCTGACGCTGGAACAGCCCGAATTGCTGCTTGATTTCAAAGAAAGCGAGGTGGGAGCCGGTGGGCGTTATTGAAGGCGTTGCGCAATTCGACGTTGCCAAACAGCTGAACAACATCATAAAGTCCTACAACTGGGATGCACGCGAAAAAATCAAAGAAGCGGGCAAAACCTGCGCCAAGGAAATGGCGAAAGAACTGCGCACCAGCGCAAACCTTGTTGGCGGCTTTACCAAACACAGCGGCAAATATAACCGCGGTTGGTCGAGCAAGCCGCAAGAGGGTCACAGCGGTGGGCGGTATTTTTATTCCTATGTTGTCTACAACAAAGACCAGTATCGCCTTACGCACCTGCTGGAAAAGGGGCATAATGCGCCGAACAATAAGCGCGGCAGGCAACGCGCCGCAGCCTATCCCCACATTGCCCCGGAGGAAGAACGCTGGAACAACGAATTTGTGAAGCGCTGTGAGGAGGCGGTGCAGGAATGAAAGCCACCGATGTGCTGGAAATCCTCGACGGCATCGGCATCCCCCGCGAGGAGGATTTTATAACCCCGGCGGGCGGCGCGCAAATCCCGCTGCCCTACATGGTCGCCCGGAAAGATGAAACGACCCGCGCCGCCGACAACAGGCGCGTGGGTATCGTTTCGGTTTCGTGGACGGTTGCGCTTTTTACAGCAGACAGGGATTTTGCACTTGAACGCAAAATCCTTGCTGCGCTGCATAGCGTCGCCGACATTGAAACCGAGCATTTCCCGGACGGCTCGCCGTATCAAACAAATTTTTATTTTAACACGAAAGAGAGGTTCTAACCCATGAGTGAAACCAGAGCTGCAAGCACCAACGCCGCAGAGATCGACAACAGTGAAAATATTATTCTGGGCAGCGGTGACCTGTTCATCGTCGAGTATTCGGGCACTATCCCGGAGGACGCGACCATCGAAGTCGACGACAACCGCGCGGGCAATATCAAGGGCGGCGCGACGCTGGAATATTCCACCGACAGCAAGACCGTGGAGGACGACAAGGGGCGTGTCAAGAAAACCGTGCTGACGTCCGAAAAAGTCACCATGAAAACCGGGCTGATCACGTGGGCAAAAACGTGGATTCGGGCGCTTGTGCAGACCGCCCGCATTGATGAAACCACCAAAGCGGGGCATCGCATTTTCAAGATCGGCGGTCTGTCGAACAACCAGAAGAAAAAATACTTGTACCGCTTTGTCCACACCCGCGACGATGGGCGCAAGCTGCGTGTGACCGTCACCGGCAAGAACACCGGCACGCTGTCGCTGGCGTTCGACCCGGACAAAGAAACCACCGTGGACGGCGAGATTACGGCGGACACCCTCGACAAAGAGGGCACGCTGGTCATCGTGGACGACGAACTTGTGACCGAATAAGGGGGCTTTACCGTATGTTTTCCGTTGCGAACGTAAAACCGCGCTATTTTGAGTTCCAGCAGCCCGGCGGCGACAATGTGCTGAAGATTGAGCCGCCGAAGCTGAAAACCTTGCGTGAACTGGAAGAAGTCGGCAACGACGGCGGCAAGATGGTGGCTGTCGTTGCGAAAATCATTTCTAAGAACACGGCAGGCTACCGGGTCACACCCGAAATGGTGGAAAACTGGCTGGACGTTGACCAGCTGGCAGAATTTATCGCCGCTTTTACCGATTGGCTGGTGGCGGAAAGGAAAGCTGACCCAAACTAAACACCCCCTATTACCCTGAAAAGGGTACGGAGGGGGTGTACTTCGACATTTCCACCGTGCGCGAACACGCAGTAGCGGAATATGCGGGAATATCCCTTTTTCAAGTCCAGAATCTCATGATTCTGGACTTTTGGGCATTATTACACGACGCTATTGTTTATAACCGCGCACAGACGCCGGACGGCCGCAAGTGGCTGAAAAATGCCTGGCGTCTTACGCAGACCGAGCCGGAAACGGCGAAACTGCACAAAAAATACGGTTGAAGGGAGGAATAAAACATGGCATCAAAGGGCATCAAGGGCATTACCGTCAAATTTAACGGCGAAACCCAAGGGCTTGACAAAGCGCTGCAGTCCGTCAACGCCGAGGCAAAGAAATTCAACTCCACGTTGAAAGATGTGAACAAGGCGCTGAAACTCGACCCCACAAACACCGATCTGCTGAAAGAAAAGCAGACGGCGCTGGGCAATTCTGTCGAGAATACGCGGGATAAGTTGATGCGTCTGGAATCTATGCAAGACCAGATTGCACAGCAGTATGCGGCTGGCAAAATCGACCAAGGCGCATATATGCAGTTTCAGCTTGAACTCGAAAACACCCGCGAAAAGCTGAAAAGCCTTGAAGAAGAACAGCAGCAATTCGGCGGCGTTGTTCAGCAGGTCGTGCTTCACGCTGGCGAACAAATGCAGGAGTTCGGCAAAAAAGTCGAAACTGCGGGCGAGTCCATCAAGGACGTGGGCGGAAAAATTGAGGGCGTGGGCAAATCCCTGACCCCTGTTTCTGCTGCCGCCACCGCTGCCGGAACTGCAAGCGCGAAAATGGCGGTCGATTTTGAAACCAGCTTTGCAAAGCTGACGACAATCGCCGACACTAACCAAGTATCCGCCGACGAACTGAAAAAGCAAATCATGGACGTGTCGAACCAGTACGGCGTCAGCGCAACGGACATTGCGGAAGCAACCTACAGCGCTATTTCTGCCGGGCAGGATACCGGCGACGCTGTTGCGTTCGTGGGCGATTCACTAAAGCTGGCAAAGGCGGGTTTTACCGATTCAGCAACCGCAATCGACACGCTGACCACCATCATGAACGCATACGGCGGCACGGCTGGGTCGGCGGACGATATTTCCAACCGCCTGATTACCACCCAGAATTTAGGCAAAACCACCGTTGCCGAGCTGGGCAGTAGCATGGGCAAGGTTATCCCAACGGCGGCAATGTACGGCGTAAATCTGAACAACCTTGCAAGCGCCTATGTGACTACCACAAAAAACGGCATTGCCACGGCTGAATCCACGACATACATCAACAGTATGCTGAACGAGTTGGGCAAGAGTGGCAGCACCGCAAGCGACACCCTGAAAAAGAAAACCGGGCAGAGCTTTAAGGAATTGATGGACTCAGGAATGAGCCTGACCGACGTTCTGGGCATCTTGCAGGAATCCGCCGACGCTTCCGGCAAGTCTATGGCGGATATGTTCAGCTCGCAGGAAGCGGGCAAAGCTGCCGCAACTCTTGTGCAGCACGCAACAGATTTTAACGGCGCAATGGATCAGATGCAGCAGAGCGCCGGAACGACCGCGACGGCTTTCGAGACGGTCGAAAACACGACCGCCACGGCAGCGGAAAAAATGAAAACCTCACTGCAAAATGTTGGCATTTCGCTGGGCGACATTATGCTGCCCACCATCAACGACATAATTGCAAAGGTTCAGGAGGCCATTACATGGCTGGGCAGCCTCGACGATGGACAGAAAAAGACCATCGTGCAGGTTGGGCTTGTGGTAGCAGCTGCCGCGCCCGCACTAATTACAGCGGGCAAGGTCGTGACCGGCATCGGCTCGATAGTGACAGCGGGCGGCAAATTTATCGGCTTTCTGGGTAAAGTTCCCGGCGCTGTGACGACGATCATCGGTGTAGCAAGCAAGGCGGGCAGTCTGATTTCTACCATCGGCGGCGTGGCAATGCCTGCACTGTCGGCGGCAATCGGCTTTTTGACCTCGCCGATCGGCATTGCTGTCGCTGCCATTGTGGGCGCTATCGCGGTTTTTACGCTGCTATATAGCAAGTGCGAGGGTTTCCGCAACGTCGTGAACACGGTCGGTTCGGCAATTCAATCGGGTTGGTCGTCGGCAATGACGGCGGTCGGCAGCCTCGCAAGCAAAGGCATGGAAGCCGCCCGCGCGACGGTATACGAAAAGCTGACGAACATCCAAAATGCCTACACCCAGAACGGCGGCGGCATCAAGGGAACAGTGGCGGCGACATTTGAGACGATTAAGAGCTTGCACACAGCGGGCTTTACATTCATCGACAATCTGACGGGCGGAAAGCTGTCCGCAATCGTGGCGAAGTTCAACTTGCTGGACGCAGCCAAGACCACCGTGTCGAACGTCATGGAGAGCGTGCGCGGGTTCTTTTCGTCGAAAATCGAAGCCGCCCGCGCTGCGGTGGCGCAGGGCGTCCAGAACATCAACAGCCAGTTTCCCGGCTTGTCCGGCGCGGCCTCGACAGTATCGAACATTATGGACGGTGTGCGCAGTGCGTTCGCGTCCAAAATCGAAGCCGCCCGCAGCGCTGTGTCACAGGGCATAGCCAACATCAAAAACTTGTTCAATTTTTCGTGGAGCCTGCCGCCGATTAAACTGCCGCACTTTTCCGTGTCTGGTAGCTTTTCTCTTAACCCGCCCAGTGTGCCGAAAATCGGCGTCAGCTGGTACAAGCAGGGCGGCATCCTAAACGGTGCGCAGATTTTTGGCAGTATGGGCGACACCCTGCTGGGCGGCGGCGAGGCTGGCGCGGAAGCAGTTCTGCCCCTGTCGAGCTTTTACAGCGAGCTGGCAGAAATCCTTGACGAACGGCTGGCGGCGTTGCAGCACACCGGCCCGCTGATTGAGCAGCATAACGAATACCACAGCCCGAAAGCACTAAGCCCGGCGGAAGCCGCCCGCGAGACCCGCGAAGCGACCCGGCAGGCAGTGCGCGCAATCCGAAAGTGAGGTGGTGCAGCCTTGAAAGTTGTTTGCAGAAACAGCGCCACCGGGCGCGCTATTACGTTTGACTATGGCGACGTTGTTTTTTTACAGGACGTCGAGGACATCGGCGCAGCCGACTACACAAACGAAACCAGTAAAAACACCGGCGTCAATGGCGTAACGGTCGAGGGCGAAAGTCAAGACGAACGCCACCCCATAATCCGGGCGGTCGTTATGTCAAACTATGACGTCATACGCGACCAGCTGGACGCTGTTTTTCAAAAGGGCGTTGACGGTACGCTTGTGGTGTACCGAGACGACGGCAGCTGCCGCGTGGCAACCTACCGCCCGGAGGGGTGGGAGCTGCCGCCGACCGGCATCGTGCGCGACCTGACCGTAAAACTGTTGTGCGCGGATCCGCTGTTCTACGACCCGGAAGAAGAGTTCACGACGATGGCGGCGTGGCGCAGCCTGTTCAAATTCCCGCTGACGTTCCACAGCCCGTTCAAAATTTCCGAACACGTTGCAAATTTGCTTGCGACCATCGTCAACCCCAGCAGCGCCGCGCAAGCGCTGCGGATTGTGTTCACGGCGACCGGCGAGGTCGAAAACCCCTACTTGACCGACGTCAAGCGGCAGAAAACGCTTAAAATCGGCACGGACGGCAAGCCGTTTGATATGCACAACGGCGACAAAATTGTCGTGACAACCAGCCGGAACAATATGCACATTATGTTGACGCGCGGCGGCGTCGAGACCGAGATCACCAACCGGGCGGCATGGCCCGTCCGCTGGTTACAGCTGCAACCGGGAGAAAACCTGTACCGATACGGTGCAACGACCGGCGAACAGTCCCTGCAGGTGCAAATCTGGCACCGGCAGAGTTATGGGGGTGCATGATGGCGGAAAATCCTATTTTGTCGTTTTTTGCCCCTGACCTGACACTGGTTTTCGATTTGGGCAAATACACAAGCCTACGCTGGCGGGCAAAATATTTCGAGCCGGGCGAGTTTGAGCTGCACACCAGCCCCGATTATTTCGGGCTGGTGAAATATGGGCAGATCGTTTTGCGCGACGACCGAAAGGACGGCGCGGTGGTCGAGGGTATCCAAGTACAGACCGGTGACCTTGTTATTACAGGGCGCTTTCTGGCGGCAAAGCTCGCGGACGCGGGCGTCCGTGACGTCTACAACATCAACGGCACTATTGAGGCAGCAATGCGCAAGATGGTGGCGGAACAGTACGGACGGACACAGCGCACGTTGTCCATCAAGCTGCCGACAGCGGGCGGATACACCCCCACGATACAGGCACAAATCAGCCGGAAAAACCTGCTGACCGTAACCGAGGCGCTGGCACGCGCGGGCGGTCTGGGCTACCGGGTGTTCGCCGACGTGGACGCCCACTGTCTATATTTCGAGGTTTACAGCGGCGTTGACCGTACCGTCCGGCAGGAAGATAACAACCGCGTTGTTTTTTCTGACGGCGTGGATGATGATGGCTACAACAACGTAGACGACCCGAAATATACCGAAAATTACACCAACGCGAAAAACTATGCCCTTGTTTACGGCGAGGGCGAGGGCGACGCCCGCATTTGCGTGGAGGTGGACGAAACCAACGGCGCAGACCGGCGCGAACTGCTGGTAGACGCCCGCGACCTGCAACAGGGCGACCAGAGCGCGGCGGAATACCGCGCGGCGCTCGCCCAGCGGGGGCGGGATAAGCTGAAAGAGAACCAGCCCACCGCCGCCCTTGAAACCGGCATAAAATCAACCTCACAGTTTGCCTATATGGTAGATTGGCAGCTGGGCGACATTGTGACCGGTCAAATTACCGCGTGGGGCATGGAGACTGATCAGCGTATCACGGAGGTGGAGGAGGTCTACGAAAGCAACGCCTTGACCGTAACGCCTACGCTGGGAACACCCGCCCCAGAGGCCTACAATTTGGAGGATACAATAGCATGAGCGATACAGCAGAACAGGCTATGCCCACAAAGAGCAACGCAGCGGAAAGCAGCGGCTTCCTTGATGGGCAGGAATACACAGCCGCTTTTTTGTATGAGTTCGTCGCCCTGCTGGTCGGCAACGGCGTCTATAACGGCGAGCTGGCGACAACCGCCACAAGCGGCGATATGAGCGTCACGCACGGCGCGGGTCATGCGTGGATTAACGGCGTACTGTATAAAAACAGCACGCCGTTTTCGCTGCCCATCAACACCGCAGACGGCAGCCTGAACCGATACGACAGCCTTATGGTGCGGCTTGATTTGTCGAGTAATGAGGCTTACGCCGTCGTTGTACAGGGCGAATATGCCGCAACCCCGACCGCCCCGGCGGTCACGCGCAACGCAGAAACCTACGATCTGAAAATCTGCGATATTTACGTCCCGGCGGGCTGCACCGAGATCACGCAAGCACAAATTACCGACACCCGGCTGGATCCTGACGTCTGCGGCGTGCCGGTGTTCCCGGTCGAACACCTTGACACGGAAGCATTTTATAAACAGGTGCTTGCCGATCTCGCAGAGTTTAAGGCGGGCAGCGAAGCAGATTTCACGGAGTGGGTCAAGCTGACGAAACAGCAGATTAACGCCACTCTGAAAAATCTGGTCGATACCGTTAAATCCGACGCCGACACCGCCGACAAAACGGTCAAGGACGCCGCGACCGACGCGACGGACAAAATCAGGGATTATCTTGCAGAGCTGCGCACCATCATCGACGGCGACACCGTGGGGCTGCTGACCGACAAAATCGACACCGCGCGCGGGCTTATCGACAAGCTGACCGCAGCGGTCGAGGCTGGCGAAATCCACGCCAACACCGCAGGCACAGCCGATTTCGCACTTAGTGCAAAATCCGGGAATGTGGGCACGCTGTTGGGCGCTGCCGATGGGCAAGACCTGCAAGCGGTGCTTGCTGATTTCGTCCGTAACATTGAGGCAGGCAAGGTCGTCACAGCGGTAATGACGCCGGGCGGCGAAGCCTACACCGCAGCAGACGGCACAGCCTACACAGCGACCCAGAAAATCAATTTTTTATAACGGAGGTTTGAAAAATGCTTTTGAACAACTTACCCGGCGCGGCTGCGGTGGCATCTGCGCATAAAATCGTTGTTACGACCGACGACGGCGACAAGACCATCACCGCCGAACAGCTGCGGGCGTGGGCAGAAAACGAAGCCGCCCACCCCTACAACTACGGCAAGGAAATCGCCCTGGCATGGGATGAAATCAGCACCAAGACGAAAAAGGGCGACTTTACCGGGCTGCGTATCGGCGATTACAAAACCGTGACACTGACGACCGGCGAAATCGTCATCATGGAGATTGCAGGCATTGACCCGTATTTCGGCAGCGGCGATCAGAAAGCCGGGCATCACATTTTGTGGGTGTCTCGCGACTGCCTTGCCACTACATACCAGATGCGCAGCAGCAACACCAACAACGGCACGAGCGCAGAACCTAACCCCTACCGCGCGTCCGCGCTGTTCAGCACCCTGCAAAACACAATTTTCCCCACCGTTCCGGCAGAAATCCGTGCCCACGTCATCGAAATGCGCGGCTTGCTGGAAAAGCGGTACAGCGGCAGCGGAACATTGAACAATAGCAACGACTGGTCGTGGTACAGCCGCGGAAAAGCCATTTTGCTGACGCCGATCGAGGTTTTCGGCACGGCGGGCTGGGGTGAAAGCGGATGGAGCAACGGCGGCGGCGTCAACGTACATCTGCCGCTGTTTGCTGGTTCGTCGAAGCACTTCATTAAGCGAAAGGGCAACGGCGGAGAGCGCGTCTACTGGTGGCTTGCTGCGGCTTCTGCCGGAGACAGCACTTACTTCTGTATTGTCAGCGACAACGGCAACAGCAACAGTAGCAGTGCGAGCAGTTCGTTCGGCGTGCCCCTGAGCTTTTTCACATCTTGAATCTGCGCCGCCCATCTCGCCGCTTCATGCGGCGGAATGAGGGCGGCGAAAGGAAGTTAAAAAATGAGCGTACCAAAACGCAACCGCAAGCCCAGCCGCATGGAATTTCTGGTTTTATGCGACGAAATCCGCGCGGATACCACCCGCGTGTTGATGAATCGCAGACTTGTGGAGCCGAAATGGAAATATACCGTTGCGGTTCCGGGCATTCAGATGGCGCAGCAAATTTGCTGGTACATCAAGGCAGCAAACTACATTTTCCCCAAAGATGAAACAGCCCTCGCCACCCGCCGAGAACTGCAATATAAAGCGCTGGGCGCTTGCGCGGGGCTTGCCGACCATTTCCGCTATTGCCTCGAAACCCTGTGCGAAACCGACCTGAACGGCAGCCCGAAAAATCTTGTTGAAAGGTTCGGAAAAATCTGCGAGAAAATAAACAAGTTGGTGGACGTCCTGAAGGGTTGGCAGGCAAGCGACACGGTGCGCACGCCGAAAGAATGATCCTACGGGTTTTCCGCTGTTTCGCGCGTCAACTGGTGGCTTGCTGCGGCTTCTGCCGGAAACAGCACTAACTTCTGTAATGTCAACAACAACGGCAACAGCAACAATAACAATGCGAGCAATTCGTTCGGCGTGCCCCTGAGATTTGCGGTTCAGCCAGTATTACGAGTAGGGCGGAAACCGCCTAAAAGACAGAGCATACCGCAAAGGAGTGGGAGACCCTGCCGGAAACGGCTAAATAAGGCGCAGTCTGCTGAAAGGCTGCAAGTCCGATGCGGCAGGTCGGACGCTTCTTGCATGACTGGCGGCGCGGCAACCGCCAGTTGCATGGCCTGCCGCCCAGTGGTCCAGATACCGCACCATATAAGACTATACGGAGCCACCAAAATGACAAGCAAGGAAAGACACGACAGACGATACGAACGGAGGCAACAACATCGAAAACAAAAGCAGACCGCCGCCCTTATAGCGGCAAACGATTTTGACCGGGTTATCAGCTATAAAAGCCTATACGCAGCCGCCCGGAAATGCCGGAAAGGCGTCTATTGGAAAGACAGCGTGCGCAGATTTTATGCGAACTTGCTGCTGAATCTGGCAGAAATTCACACAAGGCTTGAAAAGGGGCAGAGCTGCCACCAAAAGACCAACCATTTTGTGATATGCGAACGCGGGCATATGCGGGCTATCACAAGTCATAGATTCGGCGAGCGCGTAGTGCAGACGGCGATCAACAGCGAAATGTTGGTGCCGATGCTTACGCGCTCGCTGATTTATGACAACGGCGCAAGCCAAGCCGGGAAGGGTACGGACTTTGCAGCCGACCGCCTCGAAACTGCCCTGCACAGGTATTTCGACCACCACGGCAACAACCGGGGCGCAATCGCGCTGCTGGATTTCCACGACTTTTTCGGTAGTATCGTCAAGGCGGAAGCGCTGGGCGACGTCGCCGAGAAATGCACAGACGCCCGCCTTATGCGTCTGCTATGCCAAGAGGTCAAGCCGGGCGGCGACGTGGGCATAGGGCTGGGCAGCCCGCTGAATCAAACGCTTGCGGTCAACTACGTCAACCGCTGCGACCATCGGCTTGAAAACACGCCGGGGGTTGAGGCAGTGGGCGTCTACATGGACGACAGGTGGACACTGGCGGAAAGCCGGGAAGCTCTGCGGGCGGCACTGGCGGCGATAACGCCGGAACTGAAAGCCAAGGGTTTGCAACTCAACACCGCGAAAACCAAAATCGTGCCCATCAATAAGCCGTTTCGGTATTGCCAAACGCGCTATTTTCTGTCCGACAGCGGTGCAGTTGTGCGCCTGCCGATGGGCAGAAAAACGACCCGCTGGCGGCAGAAGATTAAAGCCATGCGGCGTCTGTACGACGCCGGGAAGATACCGACCGGCGAAGATATTCGCGGCTCATACGTGAGCACGCGAGCAACCTATACACGGCGTAACGCGCGGCGGGTACTGCTGCACATGGACGGGCTGTTCACGCAGCTTTTTGTACTGCCGGGCATCGCGCGACCATTGGAGGGAAGCCAAAATGGAAAATGCAAAAAATACCACCGCTGAAATGACGACGGAAACCCCGCGCCAGAAATACGAAAAGCTGGTGCCTATGCTGATTGAGGGCGCGGGTTACAGCAAAAACGAAGAAAACAAGATCCAGCGCGAAGCCTTTGCCGACTTTCTGGCAGGCAAGACCGACAGCGCGGCAATTACTGCGTTCAAAACCTACACGGCAGAGGTGGACAGGCTGAAAGCTGCTGCCGCGAAAGAATGCGGCTACACCCCGGCAGACGTGGAGACCGTCGCCGAAACCGATGCAGCGCAGTCCTGAGTTGCGGCGCGCCGCCGATCTGCTGCAAGATGCGGCGGCGCTGACTAACGCGCAGCATGAAGCCCTTGCGGAAGCGGGGATGGCTGGCGGCACGGAAGCAGCTTATAAAGAGTTTACGGCAAAATATGCGGCACTGGTGGCAGACACGGACGAAAGCCAACCGCCAGAAATGTGCCGCGAATAACAACACACGAGGTAAAAAACTATGTCTAAAATTTATGGCGCAGATTTTTCCCACCATCAGGGTACTGTTGATTGGGCGACCGTGGCGACGGAGCTGCGGCGCGTCAACGGCGGCACGTCGCCCGGCTTTGCCATTTTACGCGCGGGCTATTCTGCCCGCCACGGCAAGGGCGGTTTGTGGACGGACGGGCAGTTCCTGCGGAATATCCGCGAGTGTGAGAAGTACGGCATCCCCATGGGCGTATATTTCTACTGTTACGACGAAAGCGCGGCAGCGGCAGAGATCACCGCCGAACAGGTTGCCGCCCTGCTGAAAGGTCACAAGTTCGCATACCCCATTTATTACGATGTGGAATACGAGCCGTTTAACACTGGAAAGGACGGCAGCGGGCGCACCCGCGCACAGGTCAAGGCAACCAACACCGCCATGATTTCGGCAGCGTTGTCGAAGCTGGAAAAGCTGGGCTACTACGCCGCCGTTTACTGTTCGCGCGACTTCTTCCTGAATTACACAAACCTGTCCGCGCTGTCGAGCTTCGACAAGTGGGAAGCTGCCTACACCGCCACCGACACCAACGCCGTGCAGAACGGTTTGTGGCAGTATTCCAGCACGAACGCGCTGGGCATCAAGGGCTTTGGAAACAAGCTGGACTGCGACGTTTGCTACCGCGACTACCCCAGCATTATGCAGGCGGCTGGGCTGAACGGCTACACGAAAACCAGCGGCAGCAACGCCGACAACGCGAACGATACCGCCGACGATAGCACGACGCTGACCCAGCAGATCATCACGGTCGGCCCGGTAAGCAATGGCGACGCTATACAGTTCTTGCAGCTCGCGGAAAAGCTCAAACTGACCGAGCGCAAGCTGTACGTTTCTAAGTGGGTATAACGGAGGATAAAAAATGAACTTCAACGCTTTTCTTGCGGACTATATCGCAACCGCAAACAACCTGTTCGTCAAGCTGGCGGCGATCGCTGTCGTCATGGATACCGCGCTGGGCGCGTTGCGCGCGGCCAAATACCGCCGTTGGAACAGTTCGGTAGGCATTGACGGCGGTATTCGTAAGGTTGCCATGGTGCTGTCTATTCTGTTTTTGGTGGCAGTCGATATGCTGCTGCGCGTCGATGTGCTGTCGCTGGGCTTTGTCAGCGAAGAGGTGCGCCAGACACTTGCCGCTGCAAACGTCACAAATCTGGGCATTGCGGAATTTTTCTGCCTTATGTATATTTTATATGAATGTACCAGCATTTTGAAAAACGCTTTGCTGTGCGGCGTACCCTGTCCGAAAGGACTGCAGAAGAAACTCGCCGAATGGCTGGCGCAGTTCACCGATGAAACGAAAGAGGACGTCGTGGCAGCGGTCGGCGGGAAAGTCAAAACCCACCTTGCCACCTCAATGCTGGAAGAAATGGAAACCGACGAACTGGAAAGCCTCGCCCTTGAAATGGGGCTGACCGTCAAAGGCGGAATGAACCGCACTGACCTTATCAAGGCGATTGCCGCGACGGAGGTATACGTTGACCCCAAGAGCTGCACCAGCGTCGCCCCGGCATAACAAATAAAAGCCCCCACCGGGCAAACCGGTGGGGGCTTTCTGTTTTACCGAGAAAAAATGAAGTCTGCAACTATCAAGCCGATAGGCAACACAATGATTTTTTTTCGGATATGGATGGCAGGGGTAGAAGGATTCGAACCCTCGGCACGCGGTTTTGGAGACCGCTGCTCTACCAACTGAGCTATGCCCCTATACTAATGATGCCCACAATGCG